ATTTGTACTGGTAGAGGCCAATTGTTTTCTCCTAGGCTATTACACTTATTTTAGCGGTATTACTGTCGGCCAGTTAACTGTGTCAAAAAGGAACTTACCGGCGTGTAGTATTCCGCATCAAACAGATCTTTGTCCATTTGACTTGCCGAGGGTGACATCAACGACATCAACCTTTGATTCAAGTTTTGGTTAGGATTTGCCAACATTTGTCCCATGAACATACCAAGCAAAGCTTGGGGATCAATAGAGTTTTTTTGTGCAGTAGATGCAGTGCTTGCGGGAGCTGCGGTGGCTGCAGGTTGTTGGCTTAAGGGATCTCCCAAAGTTGCTTGCGCAGCTTTATAAAGAGAACCTCCTTCCTTGAATCTTGGTAAAGAGCTGGCTACAGATGTGCCAAACGAATCTTTCGCATTGAGGTTTACATTTGGATTGCCGCCTAGAATCGTCGCATATAAACGATCAACCCCCATTTTGCCTGGCTTAAAGCCACGGTCAATTAAGAAGTTTTCTACGGCGGGAAGCTGCTCTGCAATTGTGTAGTTCCCTAGCTTATTTTTATCTAGGTATTTTGCGCGTTCTGGACCGCCAAATTGGATTAGGCCGTAATAGTTGCCGCCAGCTCCACCGTAAACATTAGGCCGAAAACCAGACTCCTGGTGAATAACCGCACCAAGTTCGTAGGGGCTTACGCCAAGACGTTGTGCCGATTTAAATACAGCAGCGCGGTCTTCTGGTTTTAATGTTCCAATACGTCCAGTACTCATGGTATTTACCTTATTCTCCTACCCAATTTGAACTTGCTTTGAGACCAGGGATAAATACGGTTTGCAGCGCAAGGGCCGTAGCCAGATGGGTCAAAGTACGTTTAACAAACTTAGGGCAAAGAATCATTGGTTTAAAGCAACTACACTGGCTCCCGTAGATCAAAGATCTGTGTCCAGTTGGCTGGGCTTACATGCTTTGCAATGCCAGAGATTTATTTAGCTTGTGCGCTTAGGAGTTTCTTTTTGAACTCTTCGGCTTGTGCTTGTGCCTTGTCAGAAGCAAGACTTGAAGCGTACGCATTTGCATCTGGGTTCAAGCTAGCACCAACAGGAGAAAGACCTTGTGCGCCCTGGTAAGAAGCCATTGGTGCAGGTACGCTACCAGGAGCAAGTAAGGCGTTCATACCTGTTTGTAGGGGAGTACCACCAGGTGCGGCATCCTGGAACCGGGTAAACATCTTGGCTTGCTGTTGGTTGGCTGCGCCGCCAAAATAACTAGACTCGGCACCAAGACCAGTTGCTCCTGTAAATGCAGAAGGTGCGACCGTTGTGTAATCAATCGGTCCGGTCTGGGGAGCATTGGCCAGTGGGTTGGAAGGGTTAAAAAGTAAGCTGGTAGGCTGAGCGCCAGCAAAAGCGCCCATTTCCGTGGGCCGCCCCATGGCACCTGCATTAATTACACCCTGAATTGCCTCATAACCTGATTGACCAGGCTTTACGTTTGCAGCAAGACCACCATGCCTTTGTGCCCAAATCTGCATGCCAATGTCACGGGCTGCATTCATGTCAGCCTGAGTTTTAGCACCTTCACGTGCTTTTTCATAACGCTGAAGCTCAGGGTCTTGCGCAGTGAGCTGTGCAACACGAGAAGCTTCTTGCTGGTATGCACGTTCAGCAGCAGGCGAAGATCCAGTACCAGCTCCTCTGCCAGAAAATTGAACTTGTGCAGAAGGCGCTGCATAACGACCATACATGCCGGTCTGTTGTGCTTGCTGCGGGGGAGTAGTGTAAGGAACACGTCCTTGCATAAGCTGACCACCCATATACTGCAGTTCGTTCCAAGCGGAACGTCCCATGTCAGTATTTTTTGTAGACGGAATAGCTTGAAGTGCCTTATCTACTAACGAGCCGGATCGGCCTTGATTAAACAAAGCGGCACCTGCAGCGGGAGCAGCAACAAAGCGATTAAGTACTCCTCCTAAACCGGCAAGTTCTTTGCCCATTGCAAAACTAGGCATAATTACCTCCAAACCTCATGTAAATAAATGCGAGAGCCAACTGCTGTGTCGGCAGGTCCAGGTAATGCCTGGATAAATTCTGCACCAGAGCGTTCGTAACGGTAACGAGCCTGGAACGGATCCTTGTAGTTAGGTACGTAAAGAATGCCAGCTAAACGATTTGTTTCGTAGAGATAAATCTCATCCCAAACTTTTAACGCTTCTTTGGCATTGCTTGACCGAATAGTACGATCAACGTCACCAGCAATACTTTCAAGCCGGGTAGAAGGCGAGGTCGCAACCTCGGTCTTTTTCTCGGCAGTATCACAACGACCGATTTGAATAGCAATTTTATCGTAGAAGTACGAATCTGGGATTGTATTCAAAGCTTCTTCAAGACGTGCGTAATCGCCCGCCGGGACGGAAACCGTGAAATAGCCCAGGTGATACCTGACCCTACTTTTGTCAAAGTCAGATAATTGCACTTCTAACTTGCGTATCTTTCAATTATAAATGCAAAGAATCTCTTGAAACTCATCTCTAGTAAGGACTTGAACTGATATATTGCTCCAGCATTTCCTGTGCCAAGCTACGCCTGGGTGCCATTGCGGAAACTGCCATTTGCTCAAACATTGATTGTTGTAACGTTTTTTGCTTAGGTTGTACCATGGCAGCGCCGTACATCATAGCTTGCACAAAAGAATCGATATTAGATCCAGTGTTTTGTGCATTCGCGGTTGGTGTTTGGTTGCTGGCAAATTCTGCAGCCTTGCCAAGGCTGTCCATGTGACCGATACCAACTTCGTATTTGTTATCTCCTGTTTTAAAAGTTGCCAGGTTTCCGTATCCGCCTTGATTGGCAAGAGGTGTGAACTTACCAGCGCCCTCCATGTAAATGGGGGTTCCCTTGGGAAGAGCCCAGTCTTCTCCTTGGTGGAAAGAAGAGGCACCTGCGGTAGGGGCAGTGCGAGGACCAAATTTAGAAGTTACAGCTACGTTGGAAGCTGGATTTAAAACCAACTGACCTTCTTTATTTTTAATAATGGCGGGAATCTTTTGCTCGCCAATACGCAAGCCGGTTAATGCACTGCGAATAGTACTTGGATCAATATGTTTTCCCGTACCAAGATCTTTTACATATATGTGTCCATGAGGACCAGTGGAGGTACCCGTGCTGCCAATATTCCCTAAGAATGCAATGCCTGCCATTATTCTTTTATTTTTAATTTTAAGACTAAAAAACCCCTGGTTTCCCAGGGGCCAGTAGGAGACAAGTTAAACGCGGACTAAGTCAGCAGCAAGTACGGCATCCCAGTCAACTCGTTTGATTTGCTTTAACTGCTCGAGGCTGTTAAATCTCTCACCCGATAAGGACATCTGTAGATCTTTGATCTCTCGGGCAGTCTTCAGTCCAATACCCTTGATATGATCTGCGATCATTTGGGCGGTGGCCGAGTTGATATTCAAACGGTGATCAGGAGGGAAGGTCCGTGGTTCTTCCTGTGCCGCCTTATCTTTCACTTGAAGAGCAGTCACTTTTTTGGTGGCTTGCTCGTCAGGGATAAGTTCTGTTTTGTAAGCAGTGTAGAGGCGACCGTCCTGATCTTCGACCATGAACCAATCGCCGTTATCCCACTCACTTACAATTTTGACGCGAGCGCCTGTTTTTTTATGCTGATGAAGAATCATAAAGACCAGATTTTATCTCTGGTCTTATATTAACCCAATCAGCTAACAGTGCGGCCAGTCAGGTAGCCGTCAATGTCCTCGTAACCGGGGGCATCATCGGGCTGGATGTAGCACACTTCCACAACCAGGTAGCCGGTGCGGCCAGCAGCAGCATCAGCAGTCGAGATGTAGAAACCGCCGGAAGTGGAGGTGTCGTTTGCAGCACCTTTAGCGAACACCTTAAGGGTGGTGCCAGTGGTAGCAGCGTAGTAGCAAATACCGCCGGAAACACCAGCTGCGCCAGTGGCAGTGATGAAGGGGGAGGTACCAAAGGCCTGGGTGCCACCAGCGAAGTAGATCTTGGTAGCAGCGTCACCAGAGGTGCTAGAAGTCAGGTTGGCCTGGATCACACCTTCGCCAACGCCAGAAGCGGCGGTGGGGCCGCTGGAGTCGCGACCGAAGGAGATTACGTTACCGGTTGCAGCATACACACCGGAAGCCACGCGACCGTCGCCCCAGCCAGAAGCCACGGACACAGCAGTGCGATACACAAAAGCAGGCTGAGTGGTGGTACCAGAGATCACCATGCCGGTGATATCGGTACGGGTGTCATCCTGGCGGTAAGGCGAAGGAATGATCACGTTGCCAGTAGCAACGGGCGTACCAGAGGTGGCGGTAACAGCCACGTAACCACGCTGCTGGAAGTAACGGTAGCCAGGGGTGGCCAGCACCGAAGTAGGGCCACCCTTGGAGGAATCATTGGTGCCATCAGCGGCGGCATCAATGTTCTTGTACCAACCGTTCAGAGGCTCTGCCCAGTTACCTGGGTAGATTTTTTTAGAAGACAGATAAGTCATTTATTTCTCCTGATTTATTTATTGTTATCAGATGGTGCCGTCGTCTTGCAGGAAGCTGAAGGCGGTGGTGACGAAGTCCTTGTTCAGGATTTCGAAGCCGGCGTACAGTTGCCAAATAAGAATGATAAAACGGCTGAAATCGTCGTTATTGTTAATCAGCACCTGAGCATTGGGGCCGCCGATACCCACGCCAATGGCTTGAGGACCAAAGAAGTAACCCTGAGCAACTTCGTAAGAAGTGTAGCTGGAGCTGCCGCCAATGTTGAGATCAGCAGTGATGCTCTTGGTCGGGAAGTTGGTCGACTCGAAGAACTTGACGCCTTCAAACTGCACGCCGGTGGGCATGACGGGTTCGCCAGCAAGGAAGTAACCTTGACCAGCTTGGGGACCTTGGAAGAAGCTGGCGTTGTTAGGCAGCATGGGGTTGCCCATGTACATGCCTTGACCAGGATTGCCAGAATAACGGGCGATCTCGCGGAAGTCGGGGTCACGACGCAGGTGCATCATGAAAGTAGGATCGCAGATGCAGCGATACAGACCATCGGCGAAGGTCGGCACGTTGCGCTTACGCAGATCCTTGACAACGGTCAGCAGGTCGGTACGCACCTGGAACTGTTGCACTTGAGCTTCGTACTGAGCCTGAGTGTAAGACACGCGGCCAGAGGAATCCTTGACCTTACCGCCGGGGAAGTAGTAACCACCTTGGCTAGAGGAAGCGGCACCATTGGCTTCAGCTTTGGCAAGCTCGTCAATAAAGACGCGGTCGCGCCAACGACGATAGTCATCAAGCAGCGTCAGGCTACCGATGGACTGGTGGAACATGTTGAGGTTGCCGCTGTCCAGCAGAAGGCGCTGAGCAGTGATCAGGGTCTCACGAGCAATCTTGAAGGTCGAAGGCTGGGTCGGATCGCCGGGGTCCGCAGGACCGGTGTATTCCTTAAGCACCACCAGGACTTTCTCCTTGGTGATGTTACGGCTGTTAGCGGTACCGATGGTTTGATCGGCAATACGCTCACGGCTATCCTTAGTACCAGGAGTACCCCAGAACTTATAGCGGTCCAACTGAACAGTTTGACCGGGCTGACGAGTGAAGTCGTGAACAACCACAGGCTCCACTGCCATTTCGGCAATGTAAGCAGGGTGGGGACGGTAGAGTTCCGCACCCAGAATCTTTGGAAAGTCGTTATCAATGAACACTTTACTTTATCCTCCAGTGTCGCAGGAATTTATCGGGTGAAAGATTCAGACATTTATATGTCTTATCTAACACAAATTTTAGCAGGCCGTAATTTATTCAATTACATATACTGCGCTGTAGTTGTGGATGCACGTGCACCCATGGTGTTGCTCGAGCCATAAGACTCGGGATCAACATACTGTTGTTGGGCTTGGAACCCAGGGAGCATTAAGCCTGCAACGTTAGAAACGCCACCGCCAACCAAGCCACCAATACCAGCAGCAATAGGCACAGCAGCCATTGCACCACCTTGACCAGCGCGACTTAAATTAAGAAAGTTGCGCTCTTTGGTAAGACGATCCAAAACAGAAGCAGCTTTTTGGCCAGCGGCTTTTGCAGTGTCACGAGCCCCAGCTTCTGTAGCATACAAGGAACGTGAAATGTATGGAACTGCCTCGTTTTCTAATTTACTAATGCCTTGTTTGGTGGCAATGTTTTCTTTGCCAATCTGACCAATCACGCGACCTGCAGCTGCACCACCCAAGCCTGCTAATGCGGCTTCGGTAAGAATACGACCTGCACCTTCGTTTTCTTCATCAGATAAATTACCAGCAACTGAGCCGCCGGCACCAATTAGCCCGTAGGCCAAAGGTGCCATAGCAGCAGTTTGTGCCGGACTCAACGCACCAGTAGTAAGCGTTTGCTTAGCCCTGGATAACATCGGAGAGAACTTACCGGCAAGATTCATTGCCTCACTCCATCACAAACAGTTTGTTTGCAACCACGTTGGGCTGAGCATAGTTCAGAAGGCGCCAGGCGTTTTCGGGGCTGGTGTCCATCTGTTGCTTAAAGCTGCCCCAGAAGTTTTCAGGTTGCTGAGGAGCAGAAGCAGCAGGAGGAGCAGGGAACTCGCCGTAGTTAGCTTCAACCGGAGCGGTGGGATAACCACGGGTTTCCAGTTGAGCTTCATTTTCGTACACAGGGTACGGACCTTCGGGACCAAAGAACTTCAGCGTGTAATCGCTAAGAACATCAGGGTTGGTCAAAATTTCGTTGTAAGCCAGATTCTCGGTGTGCTCAGCTACAGCAAAGTCGGCATAACCACCGATCAGATTTTGTGCGCGATGACCCCAGGCAACGGCACTATCGAGCATTCCTTCGAGTTGAAGGGCGTACTGGTTTAGCAGGGCCGGAGCTTCCACCCCGTACGCGTCGATCACCTGGCGGCTTTCCTGGCTCAGACCCAGGTAATCCGCTACGTCCGCCAAGGAGGGACTCGAGGAAGTTTGGGAAGAGCTGGGCGATGAGACCGGGTTGGTTAATGAGGTCGGCGCTGCCGAGTTCCAAGTAGCCGGGCTTTGCGTCTGTCCGTAATTGGCCGGGGTATAGGTCGTCGGAGCTGATGGTTGACCCTGGAACGGGGATTGAACTGGTGCGCTCAGCAGGTTCACCACCTTGTTGAACGCCGATTCCCACGGATTCCCCTGCGGAGCTTCCGTCGGTTGGGACTGGGGGGCGTACTGAGTAGGGGCGGATTGGTAGCTGATATTCGCTTGAGGAATCGCTTGGGGGTAAGCGGTCCCCACCTGATACGCCACCGGAGCTGCTTGGTAGCTGCTGGGTGCCGGAGCCGCTGGCGTCACGTAGCTGCTCGGGGCTACCGACGGCTGTGCGGGGCTCATCTGTGGGATCGATTGGACGGTAGCGTCCTGCATAACTCATCTCCTTTTGTAAAGCTTCTAGCGTTCGATACAGATACGGGGTTAAATCCAATCTTGGATCCGCAGCCATCGGAAGATCCGGTGATTGCGGGTGGGGCGTCTGCATCATTCCCCCCACTAGCTTGGCAAACTGAGAGTATGCACTCTGCAATTCGTTAACCATCCTGAACGGGAACCCAGATAACATCTCGGCCCGTTCCTCATCCGTTTTAGACGGGAAGAGGTATTTCAGTGCTTCAATGCTATCAACACCTAATTCTTGTAAGTTTCGTACCACGATGGAGTTGTTGAGGATATCTTGTGTCGAATCTTCGTACACAGGACCTAACCAACGCCACAACATGGTGACATCCCCGTCAGGAATCAAACCCATGACTCCGGGTGGAATCTGCTGGGCCTGAACACAAGCCATCATTAACTGTTTGACTTTATCGTTGTGCTGCTTAAGAGCTTCCTCATAAGCTGCAACTTCTTCCTCGGGTGAACCCTTGGAAGGCGGAACAGGCTTTTCAAGTCCGGCTGCTTGCGCCAAGGTATTTTTGAAAAGCTGTTCTTCTTGATAAATAATTAGTTCAAGGCAACGGCAGATGCCATGCGTGTAAATAGCATTTGCTTTTTTCTTAGAAGTTGCCGAGACACGTCCAAACAACGACTTGTATTCTGTTGCGGTTACACCAGCCGAAATTGAAAGTTCGTCAACACCACCAAGGGCAGTACGAATCTCTTCTCGGTACTGCCGTGCAAAAGCGTTTTGGTCACCAGTGATAGCATCTGGAACAATGTAACCAACTCGGTCGTTCGGTTCCAGGTTTGCAATGACGCGCGGTACTCGGATCGTACCGTCGACACCACGACTGATAGGATCTGACTTAAACGTAGATCGGCTCAATGCACTGGGACTATTGAAGCCAGAGTTTGCTGCAATAGATGGGCGTTGAATAGTTGTATCGCCACCGGCCTCCATCAGGTCGGTCTTGGGACGAGACGAAAGCAGAGTGGGATTACCAAAGAACTGAACGTTCTTGCGCATGGTACGAACCATTTCGTCATGAATGACAATATGGTTGGCCATCGAATCAAAATCTCCGACGCCTTCGGTGGAGAAGCCTTTGGGATTATTAAAGATCTCAACGCAAGGAATAAAACCTAACGTATTTTTAAACGTTTTAGTTTTCCCAGGGACTGCATAGGAAGGCATGTCAAATGACATTTCACCTTCCGAGTGAGTTTCTTCAATCTCATCGGCTTTAATGGAAAGCCTGATGTAACGTTTGGCACCCTGGTCACCAGTAACAGCAGATCCAGTGATGCTCTTGATGTTGATATTATCATTCAAACCAAAGCCCTTGCGGACTTTATAGCTATAGATGATCACCACCTCATCCAGCTCACCATCTACGTTGTAGTAGGAACGATACTCGTGGGCACGGAAGTAATAAAGACGGTAACTAACTTTAGTTGGACGGATATAGAAAAGACCTTTACCATCACACAAGAAGTATTCCCAAATGGAATCCAAACGGATATCCATCTTGTTGTACTTCAGTACACGATCTAAAAAGTCTTTGCGCTGTGCGCCAAAGTTATCTTG